CCTGGAGTATCTTTTGATTTTAGTTTTTACAATTCAATTATCTTATCAGAATATTACCCAACACCATATGCTGTAGTAGATTTATGGACCGGTACTGATAGATGCACGTACTTTGATAAAATAGATATAAAACATTGTGGAATTTGGGAACAACACCCTTATTTTAAAGAATACATAAGAAATGATACGCATTCAATGTTAAGAGCTAAGTTCGTTAGTATGGCTAACAAAAATCTATGGAAATCTAGATGCAGATACTATTCTGCAAGTTTCTTTGATAGGTCTGCTTATTATACTGATTCAGATTGGATAGAAATTGATAATCAAGCTCGAGATTTAATCCACCCAGGAAGAAACAACTCTAAAGATATGGCAAGACTTATTGCCAAAAATATTAATTAAAGTATTTCTTTTGTAGAGTCTAAGATATCTTTTTTAAGTTTATCGATATCTACCTTAAAATCTAACTTCTTAATTTCGTCTTTATACTCGCTCATAGTGTCAAGTAACTTAGTTGCTACAGCATCAGGATCAGAGTGAGTTAATTGTTCCTTGATGTCGATTTGCCATACCCTGCCGTTAGCAAATTCTAGATGAACAAACTCTAGATATGCTATCGGCATAGTATTCATATACAAATCTTCGAAGACCTCTGGCCATTCTTTAACAAGATGTCTTGGTGGTTTAAACAGTGGATTAGGCACTAGCGTCCTCTGAAACTTTAGCTACTTTCTTTTTAGGAGGATCTAAATCATCCGCTTCTTTGCGTAATCTTGCTGCTTCTTTATACATGGCATCTGCTTGGCTACGATATGATTTAGCAATATCTTCGTCGCTTAATGGTGCATTGTTAGATGCTTGTAGTTTAGTCGATGGTTCTTTTTCAGCAACTTCTTTTGTTTTAGGTTTTTCTGTTGAAGCACCCTTAACAAAAGTACAAAGTTCGTCAACTGTGCAATTTTTTTGTTCAGAAATTAGAATATTCAACTGATCCAAAGAAACTTCATTGTTGTTTGTAGGAGTCATTATTACATTACTAGTAGAAACTTTCTGTAAACGATTATCTGACTGCATTGCTTGTAACATTGGTCTTCCGTCTGGAAATAATCTTACAAACATTAATTCCCCAAACTCGAATGATTGTTGAGCTTGATCGGTTTCGACTAATTCCATAATTGAATTATGGTATGCGTCTGGTAATGTTGCTGTTGGTAATACCAATGCTTTATCTGATTCGCCAGGTAAAGTTCTAAAAACCACAAGGACTCTTACTCCTGTGTTTTTAATCTTACCTACGTGTTTGAATGAACCCATTTTAGGCCTCCTTTTTAGCTACAGACTCTAAAAAGTTGTTTAACTTGTTGTAAGTTTTACCAACTGCCTCTAGTTCGTTAGCTTTAAACGCTCCTCTCTGTGATGCTACATCGATAATGCTTTTTAGAGCAACAAGGTCGCTGATATTTAAATCAGGTGCCGATGCTGCTGCTTCAGGAGCAGGTTCTGCTGCTGGTTGTTGTTGTTCTTGAGTTTGTACTTCTTCTGTCATTTATATCTCCTTAGGTATGGCACTAATAAAATTAATTATAGTAAAATATTTATATACTACTATTATTCGGTGTCTGATTCTTGGCTAAATTTCCGGGCTAATGCTTTGTTATAGCCCATCTTCTTAATATCGCCTGAAAACATATAGAGTTGGAAAGCTGCTTTTTCTTTTAAAACAGTTATTGATTTTTTAGTGATATAATACGGACCATCTATGTTATTTTCTAACCATAGAAGAATCTGAGCTGTGATGGCAAAGTCTTTAGGGAACTCTACTTTGTAGGTCTTAATTTGAGCTTCTTTTCCTATGAATTCCATAGCAGGTTCGGTCAGTCTTAATCCGCTGCTGATATTGTCGCGAACGTTCCACCACCAAGTACTGCGATATTGCTTCAGGGTATTTGTGTCTACGGGTTGATTTGCTGCTTTGAGGAATACCGTAGTATAGGTATCCTTAAGATCCATTATTCTAGCCTTTCGCCTTGTGTGAGCTTATATACTGCGAAATCTTCTGTTTTAAATAACTTATTAAGTTTTTTAGCAAGATTATATGCGTGACCTGGATTGCTAAATGATACTTTTTTATATTTAGGTCCTGGATAACTGGCCACTAAGCTGCCACTTTTAAGATTAAATGGTTGGTCTTTATAGAATACTGCCCAGATAGCTTCACTATCAAGGATCTGCTCTACTTTAAAATTTTCCTTGTTAGCATACTCTAACAATATTTTAGGTTTTGGTCTACTCATTATACGTGTTTCCTAATTAACCACGTATATATTTATGCCTAAGTGAAGCTGCCGCCGTCGAATTTAACGTCAATTTTGGTAGTGGATTCGCGTATCTGAGCCAGCATTTCGTGTATTTCCTGCACTGTGCGACCTAGTTTACTGGTCATAATAGCTAACTCGGATGTTAGTTCTCTAACTTCTTGTATTGAAATGGTAATATTCTTTTGTTGAGCTTTTTCAGCCGCCAAAACTCGCTGAATTAATCTTTCAACTGACGGTAAATTAGTAGGTAGATTATTTGCTGACATTTGATAATACCTGTTTCATTTCTAAATCTGTTTTAAAAGGACCTTTATACTCATATCTTTGTAGAGTAATCAGTTTAGGGCAGAATGATTTAACCCAGCCTTTCTCAAAACGTATCACATAGTAACCTGCGCAGTAAAGACTTTTCGAATCACCGCTCTTGGTAAACAAGGGTAATTTACGCTGTATGTCGAACATAGCATTATGTGGTTCTACACTGGTAGCATACCCATGAACTTCATTAGGTAATGCATCGTGTGCTTCTTTTACGATCTTGGCTACGAAGAAATCTTTACCAAATTGTCTTGTTAAACTTTCTTTATTAGGATAAACTTTAACACCGTCTTCGTTACTCATGACAAAATGATTGTCTTCATTTTTACGAAGAGTGGCAATTTTTTCTCCGTCTTGTTCGACGATCCAAAATTTGTTTTCTATAATTGGTTTAGCATGTAACTCTGTCATTGTATATACCTCGCATTAAGTGGCTCCGCATAACTCTGTGCTTGATCTGCAATTTTCTTTAGATCATATAAGTGGCAGAACTTCATTAATCTAATTCCAACTTGACTAATATTTTTATTAGCAAGTGTTCCTGCATTAATAGTTTCTTTAATAATCTCTTTAATATCAGTTGGCTGATGATTAAGATCAATTAATCTACGATTACGTTCGTAATCATCTAGAACACGATGTTCTTTTCCTTCGTGATCAACCCAACGTTGTAACATTAAGTTATTCCAACTAAAGCCTTTATTATTTCGATCTTCAAACGCTTCTGTAAGACCTACCTTTTTGCTTGTGCCTTTAGTACGCACACCCGGATAAGCACTAAACACATTGTCAGATGTATCACCCCTCATACATTTTTCAAACAACTGCCATTCTGGATTAGGTGCTGCTTTTGGGTCTTTTGTTTTTTTATCAATGATCGATTTACCTTTGTCATCAAAGTATCCTTCGTGCGTAATAGTTGTTTCCATTACACCATTATACTGTTTAACATTAGGAGCGATTAGCTGAGCAAAGTCAGTATCTGTTGAAATAATCACATGATTATCATCTGGATGACTCTGTATCCATCCAGCAATTAGATCGTCTGCTTCTAGCTGAGGATGTTGCAAAACAGTACAATTAGTTTTATCTTTAATAAACTCTTTAAATGTATCAAAGGCTTCCCAGAATACTTTTTCTTCTTCTTGTTCACGTTCTGTATGTGCGGCACGGGCTTCTGCTCGTTGTGCTTTATAGGGCGTATAAAAATCTTTACGCCACGAACGACCTTCTAAACAAAATATAACATGAGTACCATTGAATTGTTGCCATGCTTTACGAATGCTGTTTAATGTAATATGAAATGCCATACCTAATTTAATATCAGCATCACCGTTAATAACATGACGGGCACGGAAAAATGTATTGGCTGTGTCTACTAAAATATATGTCATTCGTTTGTTTTCTTAACAGCGTTAATATCAAGTGAACCCGCGGCAACAATAGCACCACCGTAGTCTCCATCAACAACTACATTAGCGCATAATTCACGGAACCAGCGATCTATAATTTCTTCTTCCGGGTCACCTTCTAATCCATATCCTTCATTTTTTAATTTTTCAACGAAGTGTATATTCCAATCGAGTTCAAAGAATCCGTTTCTAACATTGTCTTTGTTTACGTGTGTATTAATCACACCAACCCACGGTTCTTTTTTACGGGTAGCTCGATCTTTTTCACTCATTGTTACTAATTCTGTATCTTCTTTAGCCTTAGCTAATTGTGCTTCTGTTTCTTCTAATTTTTTAGTTGCTATTGCGATATTTTTTTCAACCTTATCGATACCAAATAATTTTTTAATAACCTGTTTCATTATGTTCCCCATGCGTTTTTAAATAACGGCACTTGTAGTCTATCGCTATAACGCAAGCCCATTTTCATTGCTAATTCTGCCACACGTCTATTGTTTAATGTATAAACACTTTCAACGCCACCCACAGGCATCAAATAAACATTTCCGTCAAATCCTTCTGCACGATAGATGTCTAGTGTTTCTAATGCTTCCTCGGCATCTTCTTCTGTGGCAATAACAAACTTAAGATATGTGTGCCCAACTTCTTGATATTCGCAAACAA